CTTTGGTTTACCGCCTTCGGCCACTGCGCCAGCAGCCGCAATGCCTGTGAAGTCTGCCATTATTTGATCTTGCTAAGGACTTTGTTCACCGTTGCCTTGACATTGTTGCCCGATGGAATCGTGGCATGACAATTGGCCGTGGGTGAATAAGTCTCTTTGTTGCGTGCTGGCATGCCAGCGCCCGACATCTTGGGTTCGCGGCTGTTCAGTTTAGCGATAGGTGCGAGGGTCTTGCTCATTTCTTTCCTTTCGGGGCTGCACGTTTGACTGCGTATGCGATTGCCACGGCCTGCTTGACGGGCTTGCCCGCCTTAATTTCAGCCTTGACGTTCTTGCGGAATGCTTCGGGTGATTTAGATTTAACAAGTGGCATTTTACGCTCCCATCCATCCTGTAGATACTGCGCTACCGTAGCTTCTAGCGGTGCGCTTGGGTTCGACATATTCACGATGTGCCACTGGAAAGGCAAATGTGACGCAAATAGCGTCAGCAGCGTCGGGCGAGGCAAGACCGCGAGCTTTCATTTCTTTTTTGCTTTCCAAGAAGATTGTTCCCCGTGAGTCAGGCTTCATCATAGGCGAAATCAAGTCCGTCTTCAAGAACCTGTCGCTAGGGATACTAGCAGATTTCAGCCATTCTCGCATATCTCCCCACATCTGCGCGCGCATATTACCGTACATGATCGGGTTTTTGGCTTTATTTCCAAAGTTTATGCCCTTGACCTTGTACCGCTGCTCTTTCAACCTGTCCACAATACCCGCTCCCAGGCCGCCTTCGTCGATCACGACCAGCGCAGGCTTAAATTCCTCAATCGCCTCGATCACATACCCCACCACCGTCATGGTGTCGTCGCCCCTGTGGCGCATGATCTTGACAATATCCCGCCCTTGCCTGACCGCGATCACCGTCGCGTCTGCTCCGAACCGCGCCGGGTCTACGCCGATCACAATCGGGGCGCTGGCGTCCTTATATTTAGTCCGGGCCATGGCGTCGTCCACTATGTCGGCGCCGATGAACTGGTCGTCTCCCGCACTGGGGAACATGCCGTAGACCTCAACGTGCGCTTGACTACTGTCAGGCCCATATTCGTCAATGATTCGGTTGTAAACCGCCTTGTCGGTGCCCTCGACCGTCCTGGCGTCCACAATCCTGGTGCGCCAGAACGCCCGTTTGCTGTTAAACGCTTCGTAAAAGTACCCGGTGTTGCGTCGCGGGTTGCTGAAGGCCAACCAAAAACGGTTTGGCGTGTTTTCTGTAAAGAAACCGCCGGTCACCGCCCAGATGGAGTCATCAATACCTGACGCTTCGTCAAAAACCACTAGCACACCGTCAAAGTTGTGGACACCAGCGTAGGCGTCGGGGTTCTCGGCTGACCACAACCGCCCTTCCACGCCCCAGTACCGGGTGCCTTTCTTCAAATCCCGCTCGACCAGCTCAGTCAGCCACTTGGCCGGCATGACGCGGGTTGCTGAGACTTCAAACCAGTGCGAGTTGATGGCCATGGCCAGCCACTTGGTGATCTCGGCCCAGGTGATTGACCTGAGCTGGGACTCGGAGTTGGCCGATATGATGGTCGTCGAGCCAATGCGCGTGGCCAACATCCAGATCGTGATCCATGAGACCAGCGCCGACTTGCCAATACCTCGGCCAGATGAGATGGCTTCTTGCAGCACATCAAAGTCAGTTTTATTGCTATTAGCTTTGATGTGCTCGGCAATGTCCAGCAGCACTTCGCGCTGCCATTTGCGTGGGCCGGTGAAGTGCTCCAGCGGCGTGCCCTTGACGCCCCAAGGAAAAGCAAACATCACAAACGCCAGCGGGTTGTCCTTGATCGCCGGGCTCCACAGCCGGGCCATCAGCTCTTGTTCGTCTTCAGCGCTGTACTTGGTGCTCTGCATGCGTTAAATCCAATTTAGGGCTGGGCGCGTGGGCAATGACGTCGATGACGCGGGACTCAGCGTCGCGCAGCGCCTGGGTAACTGAGATGCGCTGGTCAACATCAATAGTGATGGATTGTTTGGCCACCCAACCGTGGACGTTTTGCAGGATTGCCAACGCCGCTTTGGAGTCGCCCTCCCGCGCTGCCTTGTGCAAGCACTGGGACATTTCCATCTCAGCGTCTGCTTTGCCCTTTTGCGCCGCCATCTCCGCGATGGGGTCAAGCTGCACCAGTTGCCGGTACTCGGCGGGCAACATGCCAGAGGCCAGCGCCAATGAGTCACCTTTCAGCCCCAGCTTGGCAGCTTCGTAGATGCGGTGCAAACGCGCCTCAGTCGCTTCGACCTTGCGCGGTGCAAAAGGTAGGCTTTCAAACATGTGCCGAATATACCAAAAATAAAATTAAAAATTTGTGGGTCGTGTGGGCAATGTGGGCTATAAAAAATTTTGTTTACGGCCCCTCCGCTTCCGTGACCTTCAGCCGCCGGCCCTACCCGGGGGCCATCAGCCGAAAGCAAACGGCCATCCAGCACGCGGCCACCAACCTTACAGAACCTTACAATGTAGTACTTTGGTGGGGGGCAATGTGGGCAGTGTCCACACAACCCGGTTGCTCGTTGGCCGTGGGGCTTTTTGGCCATGTAATACTTTAGTGGAGGGTCATGTGGGCAATGTACCCACACATTTTTAATCGCTCTCCAAACGAGGGGTTGTGAGCTTTGGTGAGAAAGCATGGCCCCACAACCTAATAGTTAACTATATAGTATTACATATAATCTATCATACCTTACCCTATATTTTCTTGCCCACATTGTCCACAAACCAGAATTTTCGCTCTTAAACCATGTGGGCAAAATCCGCATCGGCGCTCGCTCACAATCAAGCCACAATCGCGCCACACAATAACCTCACACAATCGAAGGTCAAAATATGTGGGCGTTTGACAAAGTCTAGGTTAGTGTCTTACACTAACTCACCGGCGCAAAATCGCACCGGCATAAACTACAGTAAACGAAAGGTTTCCATGAATGCTTTGCCCACAAAATCGGCCAAAATCTTAGGTTATATAGCGTACGAGGGTCCGTCATTGATCGATGGCGCGCCCATTGTCGTCATTGTCAACAAAATCCACACCGATTCTAAAAACGACAAAACCGGCGCAATTGTGCAAACCTTCATCATCCGCTCAGATATCGCGCCCATGGCCGCGCTGCAAACCGGCGCGGATGAGTCCATATGTGGCGATTGTGGCCACCGGCCGTATCTCATTAAAACCGGCCAAAGTGACGAACCGCCGTGTTATGTCCAAGTAGGAAAATCGGTTCAAAGTGTATTCCACGCATATAAGCGCGGGCGATACGTCAAAGCGGACCCGGCCACAATCGCCCGCGTGTTAGCCGGTAAGATTGTGCGCATAGGCACGTATGGCGACCCCTTCGCTGCGCCGGTGCGCATGTGGGCCCAAATAACCCGGTATGCGGCCGGCCGGCGCGGATATTCGCACCAATGGGACCGGGCCGATTTTGACGTGCAAGCATGGGCGCCATTGGTCATGGCAAGCGCGGACAGTATCGATCAAGCGGCGAAAGCTAACTTGCTTGGCATGCGCGTTTTTCGGGTTAGCGTAGGTATTGACGTGCAACCGGGCGAAGCATCATGTCCGGCATCGGCCGAAGGCGGGCGCCGGTCCACGTGCGCCAAATGCACATTGTGCTCCGGTACGTCAATCGCTGCCCGGGATATTGTGATCGCGGACCACGCAGCCGGGCACGCGCGCCGGGTTATCTCGATCGCTAGTGTGTGACCTTATGCGGACCCTTTGGGGTCCGCATCGGGGCGCGCATTGGTGCACGCTATAACCTCGAAAGGTAAATTATGGACATCATCGACAAAACAAATTTGGCCAGCGCTTATGCGGCCGCATGGCTGGCCGTCAAGGGGCGGCCAGCGACTGTAACCGTTGACCCGCATGGCTGGTTCACAGTCAATAAGGGGATCGGCGTCACTGAGCGCGTGCGCGCCAGCGTGTTGATCAAGGGGCTGGCCGTGCTGGCTGGCCGCATGGCTCAGGGCGATGCGCAAATTTGCAAAAGGGGATAAACCATGATCAAGACAATGAAGGCAAAATTTAAGGGTAAGGACGCGCGCACCGGCGCGCCTATATACCCGGGCGATGAAATCCAATACTGCACCACCACACGGCGCGTGTGGATTACCGGCGAACCGGGCGAGATAACTTTTTTTGGTGAAACCGGCCCGACCACGTTTTACCGTAACCCGCGCGGGCGCTGCGAAGACGCCCCATGCTGTGGGTGCTGCACCATATGACCTACTTCAACACCAAGGGAGCCGCGCAGGCTCTCGCTGATGCCTTGGCCATCGATGATGCCGATGCATGGCTTTATGAGGTGCACGCGAGCCCACGCGGGTTCTATGTTGCAGTTTTCGATTTCGATCACTTTTTTTTGGGGAATTTATGAGAGACATTTTCGCAGCTTTAATCATCGCGGCCGCGCTCACTGTGTGCGCGTTGGCTTATTTTGACGTTTTAACCAAGTAAGGGTAAACCATGCAAACCGTAAAAATTGGAAACACTACATACAAAACCAACCGCGTCGATATTTTCGCGCATCACGCAAAGTGCACCGGCAAGCATCGCAAACTAAAGAGCAAAGGCGCGGAGAAGCGTTTTTATCCACCGAATGGGGCCACTATGTCAACCGCCGATTATGTGCAAGCCTACGAAACGCTCAACGCTAAAAAGAATCTGACTAAGTGGGATTGGCAACCCCTGAGCACCGCGCCCACGGTGCCAAGCGGCGAAGATAGCGCATGGGAGGTTGACCATGAATCTATCTGATGGCGATTATGTATTGACCGATGGCGCGGGATGGTTTGAGGTGGGCGGCTTTGTAACGCGCATACGCGCCACCCCGGCGGGCTTGTTCGTTGACGTGTACAAGGCGGGCGAAGAAATGGAGGGCGCGTTAAATAGCCTGTTTGTGGAGGTGGATGATGCTGCATCCGATCTTTGAAGACATTTTGCGCCGCTACGCGCCGCCGCCCCCACCACCCAAGGGGGAGGCATGGCGTTGATCTGCGCGGTGATCCTTGCCGCTATACTTGCACTGCTGCTTGACCTTTGAGCAGTTGCCAACCCTCACAG